TTAGAATCCTGCTGTTACTGATACGAGCAATCTCATAAGCATTGGTGATAGCTGAACAATGATATAGCCTATGGTTGCTCCTTGCATCATTTCTAAAGCTTTAGGACGATTTCCAAGCAGCCAATAGATACCTGCTGCGCTAAAGGCTAAAAATGCAAGTGGATAAGATAAACCTTGAACTAATTCAGTTAGCGGATTAAATGCATCGATGACTTTTCTGGAGACTTCTTCTTTAACAGAGGCTGTGGCTGTGGTAGCTGCAAATGACATGGAAGGTTGCATGGTGAAGAAAACAGGAAACATAGCACCGAAAACAAATGGCATACCTTCTTGCCCTGTAATAACTTCTGTGGATTCTTTAACTGGAGATGGATTTAAAAACTCTTTAATTGTACCAACCGTTTGAATCTTCTTAGATGTAAACATATGAATTCCTCCTAATAAAAATCTGTAATAGTAAAAACCTGTACGTCTAACCCTTCACACATTTTCAAAAGCTGCTTACGACGATATTCAGTAGTAGTCATCCAGATAAATGTTGGAGATTTTAATTTTCCGTAAGATATTAATTTTTTATATTTTTCAATTTTGGTTTTATTGGCACTCATCTTCTGAGTATGATCAATTTCGATTAAATAAAATTTTCCTTCTTCTTCGAATAATGAGTCTGCAACAACATTGATATCTTTGTACTTCAAACGCATTTCATTTTTCCATCCGTCAGGACAACCATACGCAATAAACAAATAGTTGCGCATAATATAGTGCTTAGCAGTTGTAAGCTTTTTGCAGACTTTTTTGCACCCCGTTAATTTTCGCCCTTCTGCATTTAAATAATAGACCTTCTCGCCATCCATAAAGCTAGAAACATATTCACTAAGCTGTTGCATAACTCTTTGCGCAGTGCGAGTAGAACCAATATTGTGCATCGTCTGTATCTGTGAACGACTTAGATAACTACACCGGCTCAATGATAAGAGTATCTTCTCCTGTCTCTCCTGAGTCTTCACCAGTTGTTTCATCTTCATCATCCTTTCGGGCTTTGATTACAATATGAGGAGTTATAACCTTATCAATTTGTTGATCATCTAAAAAGTAACTTTGAACCTGCACTGTACCATCAGGTGTACGAACGATAGCACGACCTTTAATAGTTATCTCTTCTGCTCCAGTATGATCAAGAACGACATAACTTTGTGTTCCGGTGTCCAATCTATAGCAAATCTTAGTTATTGTATTAGCTTTGACTTGGCTATCTAAAATTTCAGCTGTTGGATATTGAGTTGAGAAAATCAAATAAATTCCAAGCGATGCTGCTTCACAGGCAATCATTTTCATCCATGATTTACATTGCTCATACATAAATTTAGCAGCTTCAATATCTTTTTTTGATTTTAATTCCATTCGTCTATAATCTAAATTACTTGCTTCATCAATGATGACGTAATGTCTTGTGATGGGTTGTTTAACATCTTGAATTTTTTCGACGCCTAGCTTTTTAAACCATGCTTTACGATGTTTCATTTCTTGTAAAACGTCGTTGAAGCAACTATGAGCACTGGATAAATCTTCAGCCATATTTATAATCTGTTTACAACCTTTATAACGTTGAAAAGATAAACCTGATTTTAGATCAATTAGACTGAATTCCACTTCATCAGGATGAAGCTTTAAGAATGTAGTAATTAATAGATGGAGAAAGGTTGTTTTTCCGTATCTAGTTGTGCCAGCTATAACCGCATGCCCGTCATCTAAACGGATAAAATGTACACCATCTTTTGTTTCTCCAATTGGGACATGCCACTTCTTACATTGTTCCCACACAGATTCTCTAAATGGAAGGTAAGTTGGCATTGCACGATCATAAACCTTTATTTTTAACATTCCGTCAAAGCTCATTTCAACACTTTTTCGGATTAACTGCTTTTCACCAAACATCCGTTTAAATTGTTCAGGCATCTCTTTAAATGAATTAATTTTCCTTAACTCTTTCCAATCAACCTTTTTCAAATCCTTGAAGCTTAAAAGATATCTTGTTTGTTTATTATTTAATCCATCTTCGAACTTTTGATGTTTTTCTTGGAAGTCTTCCAAGGATAAGCCCAATGGTATTTGATAAATATACTCCGTATAATGCTTATTTTTAGGACGATATTTTCGATGAATTCGAATTGACTGACCATTCTTTTTTAACCCAACTGCATCAGCAATCATTTTGATTTTCTGATGATCATTTGTAGGGCTCTCCCCTCCTTTTAATTTTGCTGCTAAATAAATACCGCCAATAATTGAAGATGAAACCACCTCTAAAATCATTGTTGCTCCCCACCCCTCTAGAGTATCTACATAGTAGATAGTCTCTGTTGTAACGACAATTTAAAACTCTTAAATCCGGTATAATAATTGGATTTAGAGTGGCGTACATGATGCGTATCTACGTCAAATAGAACGTCACGATAACCGCCACTTAACTCTTTGATAAATAGTATGGCGGGGAATGAAATATCAGAATTTGTCCTTTAAATATTTTTTGATTTTCATTGAAGTTTTTTGGAAGGAGCCTGTTCAGTCTAAATCGAATATATGATACAGGTGATGATAATGAAGCTAGTCTGTAAAATTGGTAAAATTATCGAAGAAGCAGGATACTTAAAAAAACACGTAGCTAAGAAGGTAGGCGTTTCACCAACTCAATTATCTAATTGGATTGCAGAAAATAATTATCCAGGAGCAGATAAATTGTTTAAATTGGCACAAGTTTTAAATTGTAAAGTAGATGACTTATATGAATATGAGGAAGAAAAAAAGCCCCCACTCGAATGAGCAGGGGCCTCACCTTTTCTGCCATTAAACAGAAAAGGATTTGCTAAGGGGATCGTTTGTTATCTGGGGGATAACAAAGGGTCTCGACAACATTACATTGTCAAACAGTAAAGTGATGATAGTAAAATAACCATCGTTATAAAGTGTACTCCTGTAAAATACAGCTGTCCACAATTCTGCTTTAGATGTTCTTCTTCATCCCACAACTCGTACACTCGCGTAGAAACTTGCCGCCCTTTACACTACTTTTAAATTTAACGCTGCCGCAGTAATCGCAACGTCCAGCGATTTTATCCGGTAAATCTTTGTATTCATAAATCTTATTTAAATCGATATTTGCGTACTTATCTTCTAACTTCTCCATTATGGTTACCTCACATTCTTATCTATAATACCATTATAGACAAATAAAAAAGCCCCTACTCAAATGAGTAAAGGCTTTTTTCACTCGCTATTAATCTTTAATGCTAGATACATAACTTTTAAAATCTTTAATAGTTTGTCTACGTATTCCTTTAGCTTTACACCAATTGGTGAACCATTCTTTTGGAACTAGTCTTCTCATAGATTGGTTCATTTTGGAACGAAAACTACTTCTAAATCCATCAGGTATGTATCCATCTGAAGCAACGAACTCATAAGTATCTTTTGCTTTTTCATGCGTAATATAACCGGCTATTGTATTCAAGAAAATAAGATCCCAAAAGGCCAAGACTTCCATATCTGGAATGATTCCGTTTTCAATCATATGGGTGGGTCCATCCATTGGTTTTGTATCATCCGTCAAAAGGAAGAATGCACCTTTAGTTTTAGCTAATGCAATAGCTCTCTTTTCTCCTTCATCACTAGGCAAAAAAAGATCTTCTAGTCCGTTCAATTCGATATTGTAGATGCTGTATAAACTGTCTGTTATCATTTCTTGCTTGGTAACTTTACAATATAAAGCATCCTCTTTCAGTAACTCTTCTTCAAATGGATCAACTACGTCCTTACATCTTCTTTTTAATTCGACCATAATCTGCTCATCTACGTATACGATTGAGAAAAGGTTTTCTATCAAAAACTGGGTGTGACTTCTATATAAATGACCAATAATATTAGTATCAATTGTTGCAACATTTACTATCAATCTAATTCACCTAACAATTCATCTAGATCAAAATCATCGTCATCTTCTTTGGAGACACCTTCATCCCGGTTTTTTACAAAACCTAGCTCCTCTGGTTGTTTTTTTATAGTCGCTAACACTTGCTCTAAAGATTGATACGGTATGTATTTATTTTCGTAGTTACTTTCTAGAAACTTAAAATATTTGGCTGGGATATGGATGCTTTTTGAACGATCAATTAAATCTGTATCTGCATTAACACGTCGGAATAATCCTGTTAACCCCATTCCTAAGTGCCCATAATAATTTTGCAACCTTGCTCGTTGACCTTCATCTATAACTTCCAGATCACATAGTCTTCTCAACATTGCTGCGTAGCTAACACCAAATTCTATTTGGAGTTGAATTACGTCAAAGTAATCTAGTTCATTCGAAACTTTGCCTAATTCCTTTACAGCTTTGGTTATGCCCTCTTTAGGCATTAAAAAATTTGCTGCAAAACAATCAGCTCTAAATTCAATTAGGTTTTCTTTATTAAATTTTCCAACAGTATCCCCATGATCGTGAATAAGCTGTTTACCTTGTTCCCTAATATCGAAAACATGATGAGCCAATTCATGTGCTGCAGTGAAAATTTCTCTACCCAACCGTAACGAAGAATTTGTAACGATTAATATTTCTTTTTTATATAAGGTCGCAAATCCCTCTAACGAATCTTCACCTAAAGGATAACGAATTAAAAGGCATCCAAGGGTTTGTTCGATAAATTGAAAAATATCTTTAATCCCCCGGACACCTAATTTGTGTACTAACCTTAATTTTTCAGCTTCTTCTTCTGCTTGTTCGCGAAATTCCTTGTATTGACTGTCTTCCATCTGTCACCTTCAACCTTCTTTCATCTGATAATATAATCTTTCTTGTGCAGAAAAAACGTTCAAGATGTTTTCAATTGTAGAAAAAGCTAGTTCTGATTCTTGGCTGCAACCTTCATCTCTACATAACGCTGTTAATGACCTACTTGGCACTGGTTCGAGTTCAGTAAACACACTATAGTGTTCACCAATGAAGTCAGCGAGCTTTTGAATCTCCAAAAAGGAAACACTTCTTTTCCCTTGTTCTAAACGCATATAAGCATGACGTGAAACTTGAAGAACATCAGCAAATTCTTCCTGAGTAAAATTATGCTGTTCACGAACTTCTCTTATACGTGTCGCTAAGGCTTCAATATTCATACTAATTCCCCCTCATGTAATAATAATATAACAAATGTTGCTCATAGTGTACATTTTCGACAAAAGATGACAAACATAAAAATGTTTTTGTCACATTTTTGCTACATTTTAGTGTTCCCTTTATATTCTATTTTATAACTAGAATCTTGTTTCATGATAATTTATTAGATAAATGTCTCATTTTTCCTCCCTCAAGATAAAGAAGCATTCGAATAAAATTTGATTAAACACAAAAAATAAAACAATACTCTCGATGAAAATAGTGTACTGCTCTATACCTCTATTATATCGAACAAACGTTCTTATTTCAAGCAAATAAAAAGCCCCCACTCCTAAGAGCAGGGGCTTTAATCAATAACCTTTAGATTTTAAAACAGCCTGCAGCTTACTCTTTGTATTCGGACCATACGTACCGTCCACTTCATACGGTAAGTAAACTTTTTGGAAACGCGTTACCGCATCTTTTGTTTTCGCTCCATAAATACCATCAGCTGTGCCACATTTAAAATTAACAGCATTTAAAGCACTTTGTAGCTGCTCAATTGCTGATTTGTCTGTTGATCCTGATTTAAGCACACCTGAAGGTAAAGGGTACTTGTATTCTGATTGTTCTTTCTTTGGTGTTTCAGGCGTTGGTGTATACGTGTTTTTTGCGGTACCAAACTTAATTGTCTGTCCAACTTTCAATTTGCCAGGCTCTACACCAGGATTTGCAGCGATTAAGTCATTAACAGTAATACCTTCTTTTCCATCTTTCAAAGCGATAGACCAGAATGTATCTCCTTCTTGAATTGTATATAAGCCAGGTACTGGATCAGGTTGTTTGGCAGGTGGCAATAAATCAGATAGTACATCTTTAAATGCCTTATTATAATCAAACACGCAGCACGCTTTCCAAGAGTAGCCTGGCATTTCGTTATGTGCCTTATCATACTTACCAATGCCATCAGCCATTAAAGCTTTGTGTAAGTCAATAATAGAACGAATAGTTGCCTCACTAAGCTTATCTGTACGATAATCGCCAATAACACAGATACCAAGACCGATTGTGTTGCTGTTACCGACATGATAGCTTCGTTTAGCGATGTCTACGCAGTAATAAATAGTAGCCTTTCCCTCCACAACATGCTTAGGATCAATAATTAAGTGATATGCAATTTCTGGCCATCCATTAGTTCGAACATGAAAATCAGCGAACGATTCAATCTTAGATCCACCTGCTGATAACTTAGTTAAAGAATGATGCCATACACGAGTAGTAATGGAGTTAACACCATTTTTTCGTTTAGCATATTCACCCTTATGAACTAATTTACCTCTTTTATCAACTAATTGTGGTAACTTTTGAAATGCGTACATTTTCATCTTCCTCTCCAATTTTAGTTATATAAAAAAACCACTCAATGAAGAGTGACTTACTTTAATCCGTTTCTTTTTAATATTTCTTTTTGGGCATGACCCTTTTCAGTTAGATAGTTATTACTAAACCAAGCCCATCCTGCAGCTGCTGAAGTAAACAATACCGAAATAAGTGTGTACGTTCCTTCAATTTGTTCCTCTGTTAAAGGTAGTGGCACTTGATTACAAGCCACTAATACTTGATTAAGCAATGCAATAAAAAGAAGCACTGTTCGGATGAACGTGCCTTTGTCAATTTTCTTCATGATAAGCTCCTCCTTAATTAAATAAAGTGATGACAGCTGCAATGATTCCAGCTAATCCACCAGCTCCGAAAATACCTGTTAGAATTTTTTCTCTTGTATCCATCTTTTTTATCTTTATATCTTTTTCTGTTTGGGCTTCAAATTCGGCTTGTTTCAGAACATGATCAGCAAAAGGTCTCAATAAATCTCTCGTTTCCTTTCCGTCTTTCATAACGGTTAACTCCAATTGAGCTTGTCCTTTTTGTACGCCTACTAAATCTTTTTTTAAATCTGTAACTTCAGTTTGAAATTTTTCTTGTGCATGTTGGAGCTGCATAATTTGTTCACGATGCTTTTCTAACTCTTGATCAACCTCTTTAAACTTTTCATCATGTTCCGAAATTTTTTGTTCCATGATAGTCGCCTCCAATGTTTTGCCCCTCCCCTTTTATAAAATAAAAAGAGGACTGATATCAGCCCTCTTGTTTCTCTATTTATGCAGTTTGCCCTTGTTCCAAAATATCAACAGCCATCGAAAATTCCTCTGTCTGTTTTAAATATTCATAAATTTGCTTATGATAATTTACTGCACCGTCATCAAGAGATGGACTGAAATCTATTATTTTTTTCTTTAAAATAAAACCGTCACTACTCTTACGATAACTTAATATAACCACTAAAGATTCCTTGGTTCCTTGAATGCTTTCCACCCTTACATATCCTTGTTCAACTGTATACGGTACATTCAAAATATAAGATTCTATTTCGGAATCACCTATTAAACTAGCTATATTCACACCCGGATCTACAATAAAATCCATTAAAAAAGCCAACTTGAGCCCCTCCTAACTTAAAATCAATTTATCTTACTTATTATCCATGGGCTTTCCAGTCTACATCTAAAACATGGGTTGACCCTGTGGTTAACCGTCTCCAAAATGCAATGGTATTATCGCTTCCTTCGTTCCACACGATGTCGCCTTTTTCAAAATAACCTGTTGTTGGTATCGATGTTTTTGTCCATCTCTTAAATTTATTTGACATTTTGATAGGTGTTGGACTTAAATTCGATTCTATTTTCATTACTCGTAGGTAACTAAACGTCTGCCCAGCTACGGACGTACCCTGTCTTACTCTATATTTGATATATTTTATTGAGCCTCTAGGGAACAGGGGTGCTCCTGTAGCCGTTGCCCCTATATTTGGACTGCCTTGAAAGGTGTAAGCCCCTGTTGTAGAGTTAAAAACAGTACCTCCTGAGAAAGTAACAAAATCGGTTTGTTGCGTTAAAATCAGATCCTTATTCTGATCATATGCAAACACATCTACCAGAAATAAACTTTTATCAGATTTAAGAATTAAACCCATCGGGTAATTAAGCTCGATTAAATCTGTTTCATATAATACACTTCCATAAACTCCCGAAAGAGTTAAATCCTTTTCATTCTTAGTCACAATTCCCAAGTCGAAATTTTGGGATTTTGAATCTATGTTAAAAATTATTTCTTTTTTATGTGTCGTATCTAAAGTCGAGACTACTTGATTGTTGAACCCATTGTTCACAATTGGTAGAGCTACAGTATCTCTCAAGAAACTATACGGATTCCCCTGCCAACTTCTATAAATGACATTGTTGCTAGCGTCAGTACCAAAAGTAATTACGTTAGTTCCTTCTAATCGTACATCATAAAATAAATTTGAATTACCTTTATTTATATTAATTTTAACGTTTTCAAGCATTGGTCCATAAAAAATATTATTGTCGTGATTGAAGTTGCCATCCATAGTGACATTAATCATTCTTCCACCAAAAAACTTATTTTCATTTATCCATCCTGCTTTAGTTCCTTCGGAAAATAAACTAAAAGTATCAATCTTACCCAATATAAAAATATTATAGGCAATATACTCTTTTGTAGGATCGTCCCCGTTAGCATACAACTGTAGCTCTTTTGCTTTTATGACTTCAATCTTTGAAGAATTTAGTCCACTTAGCCTTAATAAACCGTTGGATACATTAGTAATTCTCCAGTTAACGGGAGCTACATTGGAATTATATTTAATATCTAGAGTAGATCCTGTTTTCATTTGAATAGTTCCATCAAATACAATACGTTTTACGCCATCGATCACAACATCCTTACTGCAATAGTAAACGCCTTTAGGAAGATATAAAGCCAGGTCATTAGCTTTAGCATAAGTAGCTGCATCTATAATTTTTTGTGCGTCATCAGTTACTCCGTCGCCGATAGCTCCAAAGTCTTTGATATTTAACCCTCGATCTAAGAGAGTTTTTGATAACTGTTGCGGACTATTCCCTAACTGATTTGGATTGCCAACAATTTCTTGATGTACTGCGTTTTTTTGTAACTCATCTAATGCTTTATAAGTACGATGCTGATGAAAGTTCAGCCATTCTGCAGGTGGTCGATCTTGTGGGCTCCAACCACTATTTTTTCTTGTATTAGGGGGCTCTTGACCTGGATTTTGCCACTCAGGCAATTTTTCAGTATATGGCATAGGTTGTTTATCTCCTTTCTAAAGCGGGACGCTAGTTTCCTTATCAGGAATAATATAAGCGCCAAGTGTTCCACCTTGACTTGGTAAAGCAGTGCTAGACAATCCATTATTTCCATCAGGATCATTCTCAAAATCTTCTAAGGAAGATAGTTCGAAAGTTCCGTCCATTTGTATAGATTGGACCTTTACTCCTCCAGAAACCGTAGATTGAACAATATTTGTAAATGTATAGGGTGTTAAACCAGCATCATAGATTGTATCTATAGGCGCATTTGTCATATAGACGGTAGCCGGTTCATCTGCAGAATGTAACTGAAACTCACTAGGTGAACAGTTTAATGTTTGAGCTAGTACCTCGATGACTTTGTTGAATGTACCATCTGATCTATCCCGAGCAATTTTACTTTTAATAAGAGCACGATAAACATCATCGTTTGTTTTTCCTCGTTTTTGCCCGACATCATTGCCTATAAAATCTAATGTCTTGCCCTGAGCATTATTGAGGTCACGCCATTCTTCTATGCGTGTAAAAGAGTCTTTTAACTGATTAACTTCTTCATCAAGTAAAGAAAATATCTTTCCTAAATTTGAGTTTTCACTCTTAATAAAGGCATCAGAAAGTTTAGAAAACCAATCTTTTATCAAGTTATACTCACCTCAATTAATTCTGGACTTGTTCTAGCAATCTCGTAGCTTTGTAAGACAAGATTGCTCATTTGATATACTTCGTTATTTTTGGCAATTTGAATGGTTACATCTTCTATTCCAGGAGTATCATAAACAAAATTGAACAACTGCGAATACACTACTTTTTCACCAAGCGCTAAGCCTGTCCAGTCTGTTTCCGATACATCTTTTCCCCCTATGTGTTGAATAAGGGTTTGCTTAATGGCAGATACTCCATCACTCGGGAAGCTGGTATTAGATTGGACATCAATTTTCATCCTAATTTGCACTTCCTCAGCATAATCAAACCTTACAGTATGCTCTGTGCCACTAATGTCTGTTACAGTCACCTCTTCTGAACCAACAGTGTCAATTCCGGCTGCTACGCAATTAAAAAGTGTGTCAGCCACATCTTCACGATTTCCACCTAGTACATATGCATGAACAACAGGATTCACGCTCACTACACTAGAAGATCGGACACCAACCGTATCGTTTAAACGTGCAATAATCGCATTAATCGTTGTATTTCCTTCAATAGCCGGAGATTTAATAAGTCGATCTCGAAGCTCTGTATCTGTCTCTACCTCTCTTCCACCAGTGGCAGCCAAAAGGTTTGTTACTGTATAGATATTTTCTGTAGGTTCTCCCTGTAATGTAATAGTCTCTGCAGCAACGTTTGTATGAATCCCCTTCTCAACCGAAACAGCCTCACCACTACCTTTTCCAGTCTCATCTAGCGTTACATTTTCTATGAGATAAAAATAAATAAATTTATCTGTAGCAAATTGAGTCTGTTCTTGAATCGTTGTATTTGGTACACCTGTAAAAGTTAGTTCTACATGAGATTCTGATTCTTGATCACGACTCATTGTTTTATTCGAGGCTAACCGATCAAGTTGAACACCTTCGGCTTTACTGGAATATGCGCTGTTATAAACCATTTCTGCCAACTCCCATAAAGGAGCTAAAAAGAATGCAAAGATCATAATTAAAATCCCAAATGGACTCTTAGCAGAAACGTTAACATCGTTACCAAATTTCTCTTTGAATTTTGACTCTAAATCTTCTTTTAATTCTTGGTATGTTTTACGTTTGAAACCTGTTTTATCAAGCATTTAACTCCACCTCGTCGATGGTTAGTTCTGTTTCATCTTGTTTTTGAACAGTTAGCGATATTTTAAGGGTACGCCCCTCTTTGACAAAAGAGATATTCGCTACAGCACCTATACGGTCATCTTTAGAAAGAGCTTCAATAATGTCACCCCGTATCTCTGTCTCACTAGCACCTTTGCCCAATAAATTGTCATAAGATAAGCCATACTCAGGTTCTAAAAAGAACTCACCTTTCCGTGTCCTTAATATGGATTGAACGGATTGAATGAGTTCTTCATCACCTGATATCATTATTAAATTTCCATCTCGCACAACTAAATCACCGCCTTCAAGCTTCGGTGAAATCATACCTTAAACCTCCCAACAATAACTGCATCATTCATACTATGCATTCTGGAAAACTGCGGATCAAAAGGATCAGCTTCTAAGTAATCTAATGCATAATCAGCAAAACTAACATATACAATATCACCCACTGCTAGAGGGCTGTTATATTCAACATGATCAAGGATATGAGCGTCTAATACTAGTGCCTGTTCTTCCCCGTTTTCTTTAAATAGAGGCTTAATATCAGCTGTATTCCCATGTACGGCTGTAACCCTAGCAGGAGCTGCTACATGAATGTTCGCTTTAATTGCTTGAGCAAAGTTTAAAAAGAAATTTGTATCATTAGCCATTATTAGATCACCTGCACTTCCGTTTTGAAGTCAGAACCACTAGCTGTATGCTTTCCTTTTTTGGCACGATACTGACCGTTTGCAGTTTTACTTTTAATTTGAATGATAGAGGCTGTTGAAATACGATGCTGCAGCAAACAATTAACTGTGTATCCTTTTAAATCATCTTCTTCAAAAGGGTCAGGGGAACCTAATAGTCCAGTTGCCTCCTCTAAATTAAAGCGCTCGTCTGTACCTTCTTTAATTGAACGAATAACCAATGTACCTCTTCGATAATAAAGCGCTGCACCACAGTCTTTTACAACTTCTAAAAGGTTATTTAATATGTTCCCTGTCACTGTATATCCACTTTTATAAGTTGGATTCTTAGGTAACTTCATTTCTCCAAGACGTATACCTAGTGCACTCACTAACTTGCGAATGATAGTATCTGCCTTTGTATTTTTGCCAAAAGCAATCTTTAATGATTTTTTATCTGTACTTGTAGAAGCTGTCACTTTTACACCTGAGTAATCTTGTCCTTCTGTCATATAGATAGTTGTGATTTTATCTACACCATCTCGACTAGTCAAAACCCTTGATATCTTGCCTTGCGAAAGAATACCATAGTCTGATTTGTAGCCTGCCTGTAATATCAAGGTGTTATCTTTCTTTATATGATTAATAGAAGTACTGGAGAGATTGTACAGTTTAACTGTAACTTCATTGGGTGTTGAATCATCATCAAAAGGAACTTCAAACTCAATATGAAAATTGTCATTAGAAAAATCAGCTTTGTAGTCCCCTTCAATGTGAACCTTAATCACTCTTCCAAACAATTCATTACTCATACACTTACCTCACTTAAATCTTCATCAGGTGCAATGTCATCAATAAATAAAAATGTTGTCACCATAAAATTATCGAAGGTAATGCGCTTGGTTTGGTCAGATTCATCTAAAACCACTAATGACGGTGCTGGCAGTCGTCGATCAACAGAATCATGCCAAAGTGGTACATTTAATACAAGCTTTTCACCTAAAATAATGGCCTCATTATCTACACTATACAAATCCACTGTAAAAAAATCGCATGTTTGATTGTAATTAACCTCCATCACAAATGTATCTGCAGCAAGCTCTATTTCAAATCGCTCAGGTAAACTATTTTTATTAATGGGAATGTAATCACGCATAACATCACCTCAATCTATTTCACTCTTAGTTTGATACCAATGGGAATTCTTCTATCTTTGTAGCCATTCCATTTCCTTAGCTGTGCAATACTTGTGCCGTATTTCTGCCACATATCCCAGTAAGTATCTCCTTTCTTAGTGACATGATAAACGGCACCTGTAGGTTTGTTGCTAACAGGCTTTTTCTTGCCACTGTTTTTTACTTTCACCCACGGTGTAGAGGCAATCCGCATTTGCCGCAACTTAATAGAGATATCTTTGCCGTTAGCATTATTTGAATCTACAGAACCACTTAGATCCAAAATAATAACATTTTTAGCAATATTACGACCGGTATAGGTTAGAATCGTACCATTTTTCATACATTTCTTAAGGTATTCGTAATCAGATTCATACGAATTTCCATTTAAAACGCCGGAGAGTGAAAACTCATCCGGCTTTTGTTCAACATGATCTGTCATAGGAATACCTTGTTCTACTGGATAAGATGTAGCATCAATCGAAGCAGAATCATCTTCTTTTTCAATTAACAACTTGATGTTTCCTAAACGCGCCATTTTCACCCTCCTATACTAAACCTGAATTAATAAGAATCTCCTGGAACTTCTTGTATTGTTCTGCTAATGCTTCATCAATTTGTTCTCTTACGCTCTTTTCACCTTCTTTGCTGCCACCAGTAACAGTAATAACAGGCTTAAACTCGATGTTAACCTGTTTAGAACCTGTATCTCCAATAGCAAAAGAAGGAGCAACAGAATCAGAGCTTTCTCCTGGATTACTAGGCGCATTACTAGTTGTTTTCTTGAAGAAATCCAAAATACTAGGCCATACCTTAGTTCCAGTAGGTAGGTTAGGGAATAGAGTGGCTCGGTTCGGACTAAGCCCTATTTGTCCATTCGGAAGCATGAAGGGCTCGTTTAATCCACCATCACCAAGAACAGCATTACCTCCAGTATGAGAATTTGTACCATTTGCATACCAGTTATGGCTTTTCCACCATCTTAATGCACCACCAATACTCTTATAACGATCTTGGATGTATTTGATACCCCAATAGATGTTATTAGAAGGGTTAAATGGATCACCTTTATAGTTAAAGTGTTTCAACTGCATTAAACCTTTTGCTGTACCGTCAGATGTTGGAGCGCCAACCGCTCTAGGATTACCACTTGATTCTTTTTGGATAATCCAGTTTAGGCCTGTCTTCCATGCATCGCCAGATACACCGGCTCTCGCCATACCTGCAGTAATCCATTGTGCAAGATTTCCTTTTGGTGCAGCACCATAAGAACCACTATCGCCAGCTTTTCCTTGCAGATAGGTTAGCGGATTGATATAGGCGCCATTACGTTTTATTTTCAGGTCTAAGTGTGGTCCAGTTGAAAACGTTTATACCCCTGTTTTCACAGTATTTAATAGGGACTAGACTATACCATAGCCATTTTAAAGGCTTCCTTATTATAGTCGTTGAACCTTCACCATTGCTGGTGCTTGGCTGCTGATTATCCAATCTTTATTCTTTTCAAACCATCACGTTTACCGTTTCCAGTTGCGTTGTGGTGAATAAAGCTCTAAGGACGTTCCAGCAATTTAAAGGATTATTCGACTAACCATTACAGTTAGAAGGGGCAATTCTTCACCCGTTGAACCAACACGCCCGATAACCTGACCTTCTTTAACATGCTGACCTTGTTTAACAAAAGGAGCACTCATCATATGGATATAAGATAATAAGTCTGAACCACTCTGAATACGAACGCCATTACCGGCAGTACTAGACCCTATAAGGACTTGTTTAACGATACCATCTGTTAGGGACTTAATGGGCGTCCCCTGTGGTGCGGCTAGATCCAAACCATGATGAACTCCGCCTTTATGGACTCTATCGTTCTTATTACCGTTTGGTGTAAAGTTTGTTGTAATACGGAAAGGACTTCCTAAATAATAACTCCCAATACCTGTGCCAGATGCATCTCCACCTAGGAAAGAGAACTCTTCCATTTTCTTCTTAACAAAACCTAAAGCATTATCTTTAATCTTTGTTAGAGAAGCAGGAAAGACTTTATTAAACACTTCACTGATGGCAGGTGGTTTAGGGACAAAGCTAGCAAATACCTTTTTAAGCAGCTTAGATGGTTCTGAAACATATGACCAAACATCAAGCGAAAGGTCTTTTACTTTATTAGCCCCAGCAACAGCTGTATCCTTAACAGCTTTTCCTGCTCCAACAGCCTTATCTTTTGCAGCTCCAGCAACGTTTTTAGTTCCTTCCCACAGGTCTGATGCCACACTTTTAAAGGAACTACCTAAGTTTCCTTTATCATAAGCTGGTATCATACCAGATTGCATTAGCTGTTGAGTTTGAGGACCAGAAAACACTTTAGTACCTTGAGGTAAATTCAATAATGTGTCAGTTGCTGGTGACATCCCCATTGCACCACTAGGAGTGACATATAACTCTTTCATGCCACCATCACCAAGAATTGCAGGCCCACCAGGATGATATCCTGTACCAGTAGCATACTTAGGCACCCAAGGATCTATATAGAAATCTGCACCTATTTTCTTCATGATCCAGTTTAGACCACCAGTGGCACCATTGATCATTTTCTTAAATCCGCCAAATACTTTGGAAGTAAGAGCCTCGATTCCACCAGTGACTTTTCCAGCCATACCCTTGATTCCAGAGCCTATTTTGCCAGGTAAATCCTTGGCGCCTTGTACAATTTTCCCGAAGGTATTAGCTACATCATCGCGTATCATCCCAAAAAGTTGCTTCGTTTCAGAACGCGCTGTGGTCCAGGCCGACTTTATGGACGAACCTATTCGGCCAAGCATTCCTTTGACCCCACCATACAAAGAAGTCCAGATGCCAATTACCGCATTTTTTAACCCAGTCATGATATTTTGACCAAGCAATTTCATAGCCGTAAATCCATATTGGACCGTATTTTTCACATTTGTAACACTGGCTTTAAAGAGTGAAACTAGACCTTGCCACAAACTAACAAATACGCTACGGAAACCTGAGAAGAAAAGCTTACCTGCGCTTAGGATACGACCAAACATCATTAGATTAACATAGTTCCAGACTACTTGGATGGCCCCAAAAAATATCTGCTTCAAGCCCTCCCACATTTTGCGGAAATCGCCAGTGAACAATCCTGAAAAGACCTTAACCAACCCCATAATGACGTTAAGCGCTCCAGAAATTATACCTTGTATATTACCCCATACAGATTTCACCAAAATAACTAGAACCGGGAAAACTGCTCGGAATATGGCGCCTATTACAGTTAGGGCTCCTTGGATAATAGAAGAAATAAATCCAAAGACATTTCGAGTAGCTTGTAAGATTTGCTGACCGTTGTTATCCCAGAAAGCTTGCAATTGAACTAGCTTAGCGTGAACGAATGTAGTCACAGCAGACATTGCTTGATTAATGTAAGGGGACAAGAATCCCCAAACTTCAAGTGCCTTGTTTTTTATGGCAGTCCATCCACTGATAACCGCATTTCTAAATGTTTCAGAACGTGTCCATAATAAGTAAAGTGCTGCACCAAAGGCGATAACGGCTGCGGAAACTAGCACTACAGTACCCATCATAGCAGCTAGACCTTCCACTAATGGACCAATAAATACCCACGCTGCTGCAAATGCTGCTTTTAAGCCCATAATATATCCTATACCTGCTGCAAGAGGAGTTAAAATAAGAGCAAATGTAGCAACTAAGTATAGAAACATACCAGCTAGTTTAGTGATCCACGGGTTAATTTCATTTAGTTTATTGATGAATCCACCAATCATGGTACCAACATCAACAATTTTGGCAGCTATTGTCCCCCAAAATGCTACGAAAGGCGCAACTGCACTAGCCCAGGTATTTTTGAAATTATATAGAGATACCCCAAGAGGAGTTAAAGAGTCCTGTAATCCTTTGACTTTTAGCTGAGTTTCCTGCTTTAACTTTTCTAGCTCAGTGGTAGCTGCTTGTCTTGCTAATTGGTGCTTCTGTCTCCACAAGTCCACGTATTTATTTAGCTGAGGTTGAGACATTTGATTTAAGGCAGCAATCTGTGAAGCAGCTTCTGGTCCCATCTTACGTAGACTAGCAATAAAGCCTTCATCTACTCCTTTGCTAGCAAGAGAGTTAAGGTTTTTAGACCAATCTTGCATAACCTTAACTTGACCTTGAAGATTGGATAAAAGCTTTTGCGGACTGGTCTTTTCTAATTGAACTTTTTCGAACAGTCCCCAGGTGTCTATAATCTCCTGTGTACGAGTCTGTAAAGCATCCCTATAATCTGCCCACGCCTTAGCCTGAGCAGCTAAATTTTCTCCAACGTCGGGTCCTTTTGCTGCATTCGCTAAAATAGCTGTAAATCCAGCCCATGCAACAGAGGTAACCATTGCTACAGACTGCATACGCATAACACCTTGTGTGATCATGCCAATCATATCTTGAAGCTCTTTCATACTAGCGTTAGGCCCAAGCATTTGAAGAGCTAAAGAAGCAGCACTGCTCTCCCTTGCTAAGCGTGACAAATTAGAAGTGACTGAAAGTAATGGGTTATTAACTTTCAGCAACGAATTACCCATGCGGTCATAGTTCTTAGCTATCTTTTCGCTCTGCCCACTCATAGCTGACATAGTAGCTACTTGTTGAATAATACTTTGTCTCATGGCCACATTATTATTAATCATTTGATCTGTAGACTTTTTATGCTCTTTTCCAAGCCTACGAATCTCATTCATAAAATCGTTAGTGCTGCCTGTGTAATTCCCCATTTGAGAACCGAGCTTGTACATATCATGCTCTGTCTTCATGAGTTGCTGACGGTATTTCAACATATCATTATGATTATTAATCATAGACCTACGCATTTCATTACTCATCGCTTGCCAATCATGGGCTAACTGAGTAGCACTTGTTCCGGCAGTACTCGCTAAGGCGCGAATAACGTCACTTTGGCGCCCTAACTGATTATTAAGAGCTTGAGATTCATCAATCATTCGCTGAGTAGATCGATAAGTGGAATTCATTTGGTTACTCATTTGCCGCATTTCTTGTGTAGCCCGATTTGTATGTTGAGCCATTTGTTGCATTTGTTGATTAGACTGACCAAACGCCCTATTTGTTTGATTAGTTTGTCGACCTGTTTGATTCATCTGCTGGTTCATACGATTCATAGAGTCACGCCACTCACGAGTAGCATTATCTGTTTGCTGAAAAGCACGTACGGTATCATTCATGTATCGATTTAATTCAATAACAGGGGCTAAATTAACACTAGGCTGAATTCTTACATCCAAATCACGAATGCTCATGTTTTTCCTCCTTTCTTCGAATTATTTTTTAGTTACTTCACTTTGTTAGCATCATTCTTTTGTTTAATTAATTTATTAAGTGCCTCGTTCGCTTGTTGAAGCTGATAAGGGGACATTTGGTAAGCCTCTGTGAGACTGATCATTCCTTCTGCAACAGGCCTCCAAAAATCCCAATTCTCATCTACTTCTTTTCTTACGACGTTCTGAGGTTTCCCCTTACTTTCCGTCTCGAAGAAAGGTAGAAGCCTCTGTAAATAACTCGTTAAATCCATCTTTAGGCTCAATACCCTTATCTTCGTTGCCATCAAAGTACTCCCAATCTACTTTTGGATCTACAATGACATGTTTAAACAGCTCTTCCGCCATTTTTTCACTAGAAAAAGTACCTCTGTCAGTTGTGCAACGGTCTTGAATTCTTACTTGTTCTCGATGCCCTGGGAATTGCAATGTGTATTCTACGCCTTCAACTGTTACCTTTTTTTGAGAACCGATTTTAGCCATTTTAAAAATCTCTCCTTTGTAATGTAAATATAAAGAAGCAGCCCTATTGGACTGCCTCAATTCATTTGTTTTTTTGTTATTTGGATTACGTTTAGAACGTTTCAATCAAATCACTCTTCTGTATAGTCAAATACTTTAAACTGGAATTCACGGCCACCTGCTTCGGCATCAAACTCTTTAGAAGGTGTTTTGACAATACGAGCCTGTGTTCCACCAGCCTTTTCTTTTGTTGTGCCGTTATTGTAGTTAACCCATATAGGGAACGGCTTCTTTTGCTTTGCCTTTTTCATCAAATAAGGATACGAAGGCGATGTTTGAGAAAGTGTTAGGGTAATAGTACCTAACGTGTTATTGCTCTCTGAAACGATAGCTTCTCCTTGAGCACTAACTTTCGTTGAGAAAAAATCTTCATCTTTTTCAGCTTGGATGAATGAACCTTCATCATAGCCAGTCATAAAGACACCATCTACAATTGCAGATGCATACTTTGGATCATACGTACGTGTCATATTTGTTCAGCTCCTTTAAACTAAAATTTCACCTTTTATTTCAGCTGAGTGAATGGCCCCAGCTAATTCAAACGAAAATGACAGACCGTTATAAACACGACTTGCACGATCTGCAGGTAATGTTTCACTACGTGGTACTGTTGTAACTGTATAGATAGGGTTACCGTCCTCATCCGCCGCAATAATACCTTGAGCAAATGCTTGTTGGAGAACAGTCGTTGCTGCACTATCGAACAACGCAATGCCTCGACTATCAAATGAAACTTTTCCATTGTTAGCAAAGGCAGATTGGACACTGTTTTCCATGTTGGTTTTGACCCATGATTTCCCATGCATGACATCAATATACTCACCACTTACGGTGATACCTTCACTTGTTTGATTGATGCCAGCCTTCTTCACGTAAGCGATAGCACCATCTTCATGAATAGCTGCTAGTTCATCTGCATTTATATCAAGAACAGTGATACCTGTTAATGACTTGAACTTCCATGAAATAGAACCAACATCTTGACTTCCTAATTCACCGACTAATGCTGCATCGGCCTGTTCACCTGCTGTTGGATGGTAAAAGTCAATGACATAATCATAATCTTTCACCTTAAATGCATTGCGGCTTGCTGCATCAGTTGTTTTGACGACATACATTTTGAATTTCTTACCTTCTACATAATCGGCAATGGCTATTTCATCTGTTAACTCAATATCTGCAGTTAACAAAAAGAACCAATCATGGTCATAATACTTAGCAATAGCTTCTGCAGCTGTTTTAGGATCTGTATCTGTTGCAGCTGGATCATATGTGGCAATAGCTAGAGTAGATGGACGATGATCTTGAGCAAAAACAGCAGCTGCCTTCTTATATACTTCTGTTGTTTCAGCGAAGTCCGGTTTTACCGTATCAATGCTGCTATATGTTTTAAATGTACTCGCTCCTGCTTTTTCAGCTATAATGAGTGGTTTGCCAAGTCCAATTAAGCCGGATGGCTTTCTTAGCTCAATACTTACAGTTACATCTTGTAATGGCATTCTATAAACCTCCTAAGTTAATAGTTTCAATGAATTCACTTAGCTGACGAATTTGTTCATTCGTTGCTCTAAATTGCACATCAAAACCGTGTTTGTATTCATAATGTTCAACAAGAAATGTAGTACGATCCTCAATGTTCCCTAGCACCGCAATGGCTATATTCTTTTCTTCTATGAATTCTTGACCCAAAAATAAAAACCACTGGTGGACTTGAAAAGCCTTCTCCATCGTGGTTTCAACATCTTCAGCATAGAAGCTAAACGATATAGTGTACTTATATTGTTCAATACGCTTTTGAAATGCTGTATCGCCTTCAATGTACTCTACAACAGCACCTTGGCCTCTGCCTTTAATGAATGGTGACGTAATATTATAAACGCCATAAGGTAAGAGAGGAGCAGGGTTTGTTGTATTTCCTTTAATAATTTGTAGCCCAGTATCTTTTTTTATTTGAGCAATCATTTCTTTAATTGTTGCTATGTTCATGACCTGCCCACCTTGCTAAATAAATAAAGACATCCGTATAATCTGTGAAATCCTTAAAGTTCTGCACAGTGTAAGGGATGCCTTTATATTCGATTTTCTGTCCTGGATTAAGAGCTTCGATTGTATAGACTTTACGGTCTTTTACGCTATAAGTACCACTCTCTGAATAACGAAGGTCATCTCCTGATAAAGGAAGAATAACACCGAATCTATTTTCAGGCTGAGGACTTCCACCAGGTACCCAATCCCCTGCATCTTCGTAATAACCACCCTCTTGTTCGACAATTGCCACAAAAGGAACACCATTTTCCACAACCATTTCTTTAAAACTAATAATCTCAGGCATTTCTTTCTACCACCCTCCAAGTTACACGGGCACGAAGGCCACCGGTGTCAATTAAAGGGTTGGAGGAACCTTTATTCTCCATCGTGATAGGACTATTCCCAGGAGAACGTAAGGTAGTAATCTTCTCTTGAATATCAGCAGCTGCCTTTGCCCCAACTCGCTCAAATAAAGTCTTTGCATCAATTTCAAATGCTAGTACCTTATCGATTAATCGCTCCATAAACTGCACCCATTCATCATTCTTTTCATCAAATGTTGAACGTACAAAAGAGCGTTCCGGAATGGTGACGCTCTTAACAAGAATGAACATGACTTTTAAATTGTCACCATCTTGAATAGCCAATATATTTTTACCTTTTGGCTTAAATAAACCTGGAATATCTGAAGCTTTACGGCCATCCGCCTCTTTTGTGGGGATAGTTAGAAACTGCTTCTTCGGCTTAATGGTTATTCCATATTCATGCACGTTTGCAATCATGGCATAGAACGAATCGTCAGAAGCAAAGATACCAACTTCTACTGAGTATTTGTCAAGATCCTCTAAAGCTTTGATTAACTTATCGAAATTATCATTTTTAACGGTCATTTTTACAAAGCCCTTTTGTCTAGCCATGTTAAATCACCGTTAGATTGATACTATTTCGCTTTGTAAGCTTTTTTAAGAGTCTCGAATATTCTTGCCCATATGGTGTAGATTCAAGCCCTACAGCAGTATTTGAGACGTTATATTCAGTCTCCATAACGTCTAACTTCTTTCTTTTTACTGTTTGAGCCTTTATTGTTGCCAAATGAGTGGCATAATAGCGAATTAAGCGCTGCTTGTTGTCCTCTGACACATCTAGATCCTCTACCTCAAGGGTTGCGTCATCAATAAAGATTTCCAGCACGTCTGGAGACATACTAGCTAAATGTTCAGCAGTCTTTTGAATGATTTCAGGTGTTGTTTTCAAATCAATCACCTACCTTATTCCGTTTCTTCTCCTGAACCATTTACGATTAAGTTACTTTGTTCAGTGATAGCAGCAAGGACAGTGCTACGCTTCTCTGTAGCCTTCCACTCTTCTAATAAAGAAAGTGAGAACGTATCTTTCACTAACTCAATTGCTTCATTTGCGTTCAAATCCTTAGTTGTTTTAGCAGATTCATGAGCTACAATCTCTTCATCTTCCACTAACTCTTTTATTAAAGGATGTGCGCTGAACTTCTTCCAATCAGTAGCAGCAAGTTGGTTCGCTCCAGGAACTAACATGACACCAGCAGCATGACGAACGTATTTACCTTTGTTTTGTACTAACATCAAGCACCATCTCCTCGTACAATTGCCATTGGATAACGCACAATCGCACCGCCTGTACGCTCTTCTAATGGGATTTTATAGTTAGGAAACTTGTATTCTTCTGGATGACGCATAATGTCCATTGGAATAAGGACTTCGACTACATCTGGTGAACTATCGAATACTAAGAAGCAATCTGTACCACCTTGACCTTGCCCTTCAATATCAGATGTAAATTCAATGCGACTGAACCAATTTTGGCTTCGTAAGTATTGAAGAACTGTCTGATTTGTATATTCGTTGTACTCTTTTTCAAGCTCTTCCATCATATCAGGGGTAACAACAAGTGTATCGGCATTGTGTCCAGGTAAACGATTAACTGCAGAACGAGCTTTACGTAAATCAGATACGATTTCTTTACCTGTTTTATCAGCCCACTTTGTTGAAGTACCAGCTTTGTTTTGGTCAATTGCAATTGTTTGGATTCCTTCTGCATTTGTCACACCAAGAATATTGTGTTTAGCATCACCGATCCATACAATGCGATTCTCTTTTTCAGCAATGGCTTTACGCGCTGTATCAGCCTTCGTTGTTTCGATAGGTTGACCTGCCATTTGCGCCTGGCGTAATTCTTGAACAGACACTCGGAAAGCAGCAGCAACAGAATAGATTTTTTCTGTATGGCGCTCCATGTCAGCATCCACTAATGGAATATCTTCTGCACCTGGAGCTAATACCTTAGCAGCACCAGAACGTTTAATAACGTCATAGCTGTATGTTTCCGCACCAGCAGGTACATCAGTCTTCACATTGAAAATGGTACGAGCTTTTAGCTCCTCTTTCTTTGCTTCATAAATCTTATTATCAATGGACTCTAAATCAATCGGGCGAATAACGCCGTCTGCTCTATATTGGGACATTCTTGTTCACTCCTCATTCTTACTAATTTTAAGGTAAATTGATTTCAAGCTGTACTAAGCCACCTGCTTGAGCGCTTGACTTGAATGCTGCTGAAGGGAATGCAATGACTCCAGATGTTGCTGTATCAGCTGGACGGAAATTGCTTGTAGTAGGATCTACAGCTACACCATCACCAATCACTACATCTTCGTCAACCTGCACCCAAATAACACCTTTACGGACTACAGCAACAGGATCATATTTTAAATACTTTTGATCATCAGCTTTTAATACCCAATCATGAATCTCTTGAGCTAATGAAACACCATAAGGTTTACCGCCTGCCTTAACGCGTGTAATAGTTTCTCCATCTGTGCCTAATTGAACAGCAACTCCGTAAGGAATATCTTCAGCTGCTGCTTTTGTATCTGCACTATAATCTTGATAATTGGCAAGCTTACCTTTACCGCCTGCTGCCGGCATATATTTGTCATAACTTGTAATAGCCATCTATATAGCCTCCTATTTTCATATTTTGACGTTTTATTTCATGTTTAGGCGTTTGTTTTTCATCTCTTCAATCTGCTTATTAGATGAACTACCGTCACCAGTAAACATGTGATTGTTGCCTGTTGAAGAAAATCCTTCTTGCTTAGCACGTCCTAAAGTCGCATCAAAAAAGGCGTCGATATAATCATCTGATTTACCGTCGCCTTTAAAGTCAGGTTTTGCTTTTTGAATAACTGCTTCTTTGATTTCACGCTCTGATTTGCCTTTAAAATCAAAAGAATCACCAAGGAATGTTGTTGCACCACTGATTAACTCAACACGAGATTGTACCTTTGCATCTAGTTCATCAGCAGATAAATTGTTTTCCTTTGCTTGTTTTAAATCCTTCTCAGCATTCTGGTATTTCACTTCTAGTGCATCATAACGACCTTGTAATGTATCAAAGTCCTTCGCTTTTAGGTTAGCCGTATCTAAGCGTGCCTGCTGTGCATCCAAAAAAGATTTAACAGTTGAATCTACTTCATACTCCTTGCCATCAATTGTATATTTGGCCATATTAACATCTCCTTTTCCTTCGCTTGAATCAATTTGATAGGCTGCTGAATCACCACGAATGGATACTTCTGGACCCACACGCCCTTCATCAACAATCGCAACATGATTAACTTCAGTATTTCGTTGAACAAAATCATATTGTTTGCCGTCATATGTACCCTTTTCTGGTACCACATCGGCTAAAAAACCAAGACTAATCTCACGTTTTCCGTCCTTAATCTTTTGAATTAATCCAGCATCCGTCACAGTAAATGAGATATAGAGTTTAAAATCTTCTACTCTCGCGTCATTGTGAGTTAATCCCTTGGAATACGTGTTATAGTTCTGCAAAGTAACAGGCTCATTAGGATGATCATCCGTTACAGGCTTTGCATGCGCTGAAAACATAGTACGGTCACTGAAAATTTCTTCAGGAAGCTTAGCTTCAAGTTGCACCGAACCATCTTGTCGCATGTATGGGAATACTCCTGGGCGAGTAATAGGTGCTCGAACAGTCAGGTATCCTTCATTTGTTTCGTTATAGTCTTTTATAAATGTACGATCATAACGCTCGTGCTTCACACATTATCACCCCCTCTCAATAAAAAAAGATCGCAGATGCGATCTTTGGATAAAATATCAGATTGAAAATTTCTTTATTAACTCATTTAAAGTAGCCATTATATCCATAGCATCCTTTCTTGTCACATATGGATAGTTAAAATTCCCTGAATGAACTAAATTTCTCGCATCTTTTACTTTCCGCACTATATTTCGTTCGCGTTCATCAATAAGTCTTGATGAGAAGGCATTATTAATTAGATTATTGAACTGTGAGTAAGTAGAATTGGGATCTAACCTGGCATGAAGCATCCCTTCAAATACTGCTCCACACATTAAAGCAAAGGAAAGCCATGCACCTTGTTCAAAGTTCTTATCAGCTTCCTCGTAAAATTCTCCTATTCTTGTTCTTAATCCTTGATTTTCTATCCAAGGGAATAACAGGCTATAATCACGTATGCCATGATAATGTAAAACAATATGGATAGATTTCCAATCCGGATAGAGCATATGCATAGTAGGAAGAATTATCTTATCTTCCTCAATATCTGCCATTGTTATTGCATTAACCCCACCTGCTTGTATAGTAAAGTATTCAACTGAAAAGGCAGGAAGAATGGGAATTTTAATATTCCATGTAAAAGAAGGTACACCGTTAATATTAGGTTTTACATCTATATCCTCGCTTTTTACCTCTATTACTATCGATTTCATAAGTACCAATTAACCCCCAATAAACTAAAAGATACTCCCATAATACCAATATTTAATTTATTCAGCATCAAATACTGGAATAGCAACACAACGACATCGGTAATCTTCACCTGGTAAACCCACGCTTGGTGGATCTGCATAAGAGAAAACTTTATTACTCAAATCTCTGTGTGTTTTTCGCACCTTTTCGTCATTGGATGTTAGCCATTTGAACTTCGATACACCCATTTGCTTATGACGTTTTGCAGTCATTTGACCGAGTATAGAACCTGTTTGATCAACAGCAATAAATTCAGCTCGCTTCCTGGACATCCCCACGCGTTCAACTAACTGATCTCTCACCTTTTTTGCGCTACTGCCATTCTTCACACCTTGGTAAATGATGCTCTCAATGTTAGCCAGGTACCCATCCTTAATGTTAGTAATATAGCTGGCATTCTCGCTTATTGATGTTTTCATAAACGACTCTAACCAAGGCTCACTAACGGTGGGGTCAATTCCCTTCACCTTGCCTTGGTTGCTAATATTATTTTTATTAAATAAGTTCAGAGAGTTAACAAACTTACTGGCTGTTTCCTGGACTACACTCGAATTAAAAATACCTAGTGATAATCCTTTGATTACATCCACAGCTCGTTGAATAACATCGAGTGGAGCATCTAACTTGTAGAGAGAATTGTCATCCCTACTCTTTTGCAACTTAATCTGAGGTGTTATTTGCTCGTCATAGACGCTTAAAGTAATTTTACCTAACTCAGATATTAGTTTGTTAATAGAACGGCTGTATGAGACTGCTACGCTGTCAGGGAAACGTGTATGAGGAATTATCCTAGCCATATCACTGACTCTCCTTATAAGCTGTGTAAACTTCCTTAGCCATTCGTTCCCAATCAACATCATCACCACTATACTTAGTTTCATTCGTTAAACCGAATTGACCAAAGCGTGCTTCTCGTACTTCATCAGATGTATGAACACCATTGACGATGTAAATGTTATCTGTTTCAGCAGTTAATTTGCGAATCTCAGCATCTGTTTTAGAGTCAACATTCCACAATGGATTAAACTTTATCTCCCATTCGACTGAGTCAGGGTTGATTGTGCCCCCTAATTCATCAGAACATAGTAACAACAAACGAATAAGGCGCTCAATATGAGGCTTTAATTCATTCTCTTGCTGTGCTGCAATACGAGAATAATAGTTCATGACATCGTACTGAGCTCCTGCAATTGTCCCTGCTTCCTGTCCTTTAATAACCGTCTTAGGCATTCGAGCTGCACCTGCAAGCATATCCCATACATAATCAAGTAAATCTTTAATACCTGTGGTAACAGTACTCTGTTTCGTTAACTCCTCGTCTTTTCCGATAAGAGCAAGAGCTTCAGTTCGAAACATAAAATCCATCAGTGTACTTAATTCTCGTTTATCTTCCTTTCCCATACCTTCAATATCAGCTGATTTATAGACCTTGAAAGTAAAGTCATATAGCATCTGGCCAACTGACCAAAGGGACGTATCAAGAACTGTGATAATGTCATATAAGGGTTCCAATAATGGTTGCCCTCTATATTCATCCTCTAGCCTTCTTGTTTGATCATGGATAACACGAGAAGCATGTACACGATCTTGAGCAGGTCCAGCAATTTCTTGTCCTACACGAGAACGACGGTTTAACTGGAATGATTCCACTTGACCATATTTAGGGTTGAACATATCTTCATTCAATAAAAACTCATATACCTTCATGCCACTGAATGCATGAATATAATCAATACGCATTAATTCTTTTTCACTTATAGGGTCACTGAGTTCGAATGGCTTCTTTTGAGTAACACCTAAAGAGATAAAGCCATCACCACGTAATCGCTCATATGAACGCATTTTTTTAAAAGCTTCCTTAGCATTAAGGTCAGCAAGCTTGCTCATAATATCGCGCTGCAACTTCTCATCTTTCATTCTTAAAGTGAACCAGCTGCGCGTCATATCTTCTGCAGGAATATCAATGACGTTTTGAATAATACGATTATCCGCATATAAACGAGTTAAATCTTGATTAGTTAATACACGTCTTAGCCCTGGTGTTTGTCGGGTTAGTGCATCCCTGCTATTTCCCTTGCCAGGTGCTTGCATGAAATCATTACGAAACTGCTTTGCTTGCTCAATTACACTCACTCAATCACCTCCCCATTAATTTCTTATAGCGATCTAAAGGATTCCCCTTAGATCCTTGTAATTTAACTAATGCTTGCGTTAAACTATCGACCATATCATCATGCTTACCATTCGGGAATGCTGTTGCTTCATCAATCAGCTCATTAACCCAAGGCGCATATAACGGATGTGGCAAGTACACGTTGCCTGATTCTACTTCTGGAGAAACAGCATTGGCACGTACTTCTTTTCCACCTTCCGGATTAACAGGAATCAATCCACTGATTTCATCCTGTAGCATTTGAATAACAGCAGGACCATTTGCTTTATCCTCAACGTATTTTGCTTTAGCGTTCGGCCACTTAGCTGTCATGTTACGAATAGCTTTCATTGTTTCAGGTAGATTTAAACGATCACGTATTTGATCAAGTAGATAAGAGTTAGCCTGTCGCTTGCCCCACACTTGCCCAACAACAAAGTCAGAAGCACTGCTATCTTTAAACGTACAGTCCCATGATTGAACCTGTTTATCTAACATTTTAGGAAGGACAGCTACTTCTTTAGAAAGCTTTAATTTAGCCCTTATTTCTTCAGTAGGTACATAGAACTTCCACCAATGCTTGCTAAAGATACTACCGCCTGCAGGTGATGGACGCTGTTGGAATAAAGATGCCCAGGTCCGTGAACCAACCTCAGACTTTTTATCCTCTGCCCACTGTTCATCAAACCCTAATTCCGGACACAATGCCTCGCCAATTTCACGACCAAGCAAATCATCTTCATCCTCTGCGATAGCAGGTAAACGCAACCTAACCCAGTTACGTGGACTTCTATCCAATAAGCGGCCAATAATGTCGTCTTCATGCCATCTAGTCATAATGACAATAACAGATGCACCATTATGTAAACGAGTAGATAACGTACTTTCCCACTCATCCCATATATTGTCCCTAATCGTTTGAGAAGCAGCTTCCTTGGCATTCTTGATAGGGTCATCGATAATCATTAAGTCAGCACCTTGACCTGTAATGGAACCACCAATACCCGTTGCAATCATGCCACCTGTATGCCCTTCAACTCCCCAGTTTTTAGTAGCAGAGTTAGAGTCTGATATTCGTATATCAAATAAAGCAGGAGCAAACTCTTTAAATTTATTCCTATTCACTCTACCAAACTTGGTTGCTAACCCATCAGAATAAGCAGCTGTTATAACACGCTTATTTGGATTTTTGGCAATAAAAAAAGACGGGAACGTTTCTGTAACCGTCATGGATTTGCCGTGCCGTGGTGGCATTTCAATAATGATAAAGCGCTGTTCGCCATCGACAATGGGCTGAAGTTCGTTGCATATTAGTTCAGTATGCCTGAAATGCGTATATTGCCCGTGATGAACATATTCAACATAATCTTTGTATGAACGCCTCGCCAATTCTTCTTGAGCAAGCTGAGCTATTAATTTACGTTGTTCACTCGTCAAGTTTGGCAAGTTTTCTCAACTCCTCAAGACCAAGAGCAGACATATCTACATTCTGATTTGTAACGGTACCACTGTGTTCCACCTTATCAGTGAACAGACCTAGATGTTTGCCGAGTAATTCAATTGCACGCACCTTGTCGTGGAACTTAATTTCGATACCATACTTTGTTTCTTTCATTCCTGAGATTGCTTTCTTTTGAAAAGCAGTGAGGGCTTCTGTTTCCTTGATGAAAACATCTTGTCGGATTCCCATAACAGGAACACGCTCCATGCGCTCATACTCTTCACTGCTTGGAGTATAGTCATTACGTTCCACTTCTTCACCATCAAGCAACCATTTATAGCTGCTGATGTATTCCACATCTTTGACACTCACAACGTCTGTTGCATTGGCGAAGGCTATAGCTGCTAACTCTTGCAAAACCTTATCTGCGCTAATTTCAGCACGATGAGCACGCGTCTTTAATGCCTCGTCAATAAACATTTTTATCTTAGGTTTTCTTAGGTTTTCATGTCCAATAGCTTCAGCAGTCTTTTCGCTGTATCCAGCACGTATAGCAGCCTGTGTAGCATTTAGATCAATTAAGTACTCTTCAACAAATTGTTTTTGTTTAGGTGTAAGTTTCACTACATCACCACCGCCTCCATTAGTTCAACTTTGGTTAACTTCTATAGGTTAACTATAAACTCAACTCACTTTTTACGTGTCTTAAGCGACATGTATCCAAATACGAAACAGTAAATATACCAAATTATTAGAAGAGGATGCTCATATAACAACCACAATTTAATCCCTCCTGGTATTAATCATGGAACACAGTAAGTTCAAATGCTGCTTCTTGTTCATCGCCCTCTAATTCCTCTAGCTTGAACCAATTGAATCCATCATGGTTCTCATGGTAATAAGGTTTATCAAATAAAGGTGCAAACTCTTTAGCTACACTTTCTGCACTTTCTTTTGTTATATCGTCCTTTGAAAAGTTGATTTCGATATCTGCGCCCAGTTCCACTGCTTTTTTCAACACTTTTAATTTTTCTTCTTTTGTCATCGTTTTTCCCTCCAAATAAAAAAGGACACTGATTTATCAGCATCCTTTTTATTTAATCCAACTTTTGATTTCTTTTAAACCTTTATATGCCTTAGCTAAAGTGCTATTCTCTGATAAATATCGCTCGCCTTTTTCTGTAGCAATAGGACCAATTTTATTTAAAGCTGGTCGATTAGACGCATAATAAATTCCTTCAGCGTACTTTTCTCTAGTAAGGAACCTCACAGCCTCATCGAATTCATCTTCACTAACTTCGAAATCCTGTTCGGTAAGTGGTGTGTTACCCTCACTAATTTCCTTAAGGATTGCATATCTTAATTTATTTTTATCCATGTAATCACCTCCCTGTCTATTAATACGACAAGGTATGACAAGTTACCTGTTTCCAAAAAATAAAAAAGGTACCAATTATTTAGTACCTTTTCGTTAATTATTAAATATAGCTTGGATCAATAACACCTGGTCTTTCCAAAGGCCCAAAATCACTTGGATCTAATGCACCTGGCTTACGACCTCTACCCGGATCACTCACTCTCCAACGTCCTGCTGAATTCATGTTTATCACCCCCTCCTAATTATATCAACAATTAGGAGGAAATACCTTTTTTATTGTCGAATATTGCTAAAAAAGGAGGTGAAGAAGATGAGTGAACAAACTTTTTATGATAACCAAGGCCGACCAACTGCCTACACATATAATGAACATATTTATTTGTTTAGTGGTCAACCTGTTGCATACTTTCATGGTGATTCAGTGTATTCCTTTTCAGGAACACATCTCGGTAGATATAACAACGGCTGGATAAGAGATAACAACGGTTATTGTGTATTTTTTGACCAAACTGCTACGGGTGGACCTATGAAACCCATGAAAAGTATGAAGCCGATGAAGAGCATGAAATCCATGAAACCTATGAAAAGCATGCGACAAATGAAACCTATGAAACCTATGAATAATTCAAGCTGGTCTCAACTTTCATCAGGTGGATTCTTCAGTTAAAAAAGAAAGAATCGAAAGAAGCACCCGTGGAGGCGGGTGCTTCTTTAAGTATACAAGTGATGATACATTTACCATGTGTGTACCTTGTTCGATTAGTACTAATGCTAATCGTTATTCACAATATTCCCTTATAACCATTTCTTATACTATTTATTTAACACCCCATTACGCTAGTTGCTTAATTAAATTAAACCCGTCCTTTATCAATCACCCGGGAGGCGGCCAGGATTGTAATAACGGTTGCTGTACATAGAATAACAGACAGTAGTTTCGTGAAGGACTTGCACACTTCACTACCCCGTGGCTATCGTACGCAATACAGCTAGACTCCAGTTGTTCCCCCGTAATTTCAGCCGGCAACCTTCATAGTCATTCGATACACCCGAGTACGTCTTGATAAGGGAAAGGCGCTTCTCCCACAAGCAATTCGTTATTGCTTATAAGAAAATCTTACCTTTGATGGAAAAATAAAAAGGCCCCCAAAATGGACCCCTTTTTCTCTGGATTTTGTCGGGTTTTTGTCGGAAAAATATCTGAGGAATTAGATGATTCCCAGCGAGGTAGCAATGTTTAAAATGGCAGCACCTTTCTTCTCATAATACTTTTCTTTTTTCAGCCCTAAATCCATATAGATATTAATATCCTTTGTCTGCTTTGATTCCAGGTACTTGATCTGGATGATTTCGCGTTCAATTTCATCAAGGGAGTATTCAAGAGCACGTTCAATCTGTTTCACTTTCAATTCAGCTAAGTTATCTTCTTTTCGAAGAACAGGAAACAGGCCGACTACGCCCACTTCCTCTCTTTCTTTTTTATTTTCAAGCTGCACCTTTAATGCTCTATAGTTTTTTAACTCTCTTATAACCGTTTGACGAACTAGCTTTTCATCCACTGGTTCAAGTAACGTTAATTGCTCTGCACCCATCATTTAGCCTCCTTTTGAGCTGGCTTATCTGCTACAAATCCATATCCTTTTACACAACGTTGGAACATACATAAACCATTTTGCTGCCATACACAAAGTTTGCAATAATCCTTTTCTACTTTAACTTTCACCGTAATGCCCCCTTATAAAATAAAAAGGACACCAAATAAGCTATTGCTTACTCAGTGCCCTCGGTTTCTCCGTTAAGGCTGTTTATTTAGTTGCCCAATTAATTGATAAATAACTTTCTGTCCAGCTTGTCCCTAGAATGCTGTTAACGACCTTTTGTTCTATCGATATTTTTAACCCTTCAAGTCGCTCATCTTTTTGCAAAGCACATAAAAAATTAGAGTTATTGAATAAAATAAATCGATTATCATTTGGTACATTTAATTTGATTTGATATCCACTATAACCTTTACCTGCAGACTCTTTTATTCGCGGAATAAGGTTTGTCACAAACTCATCGAGCATCTCTTTAAATTTTTCATCTGAAGAATTTCTCAATTCATCAAGTAATGCCATTATTTCACCTTCTCCAATTTATTTTTAATTTCTTTAGCATGATCAGGGCACACATCACAATTAGCCCATAACTTAACCGAACATTCCTTACACATTCTCTTATCACATGTTTCAGTGATTTCTTGAAAAGAGGAACTGGTAGTAATTCCAGTGCCTATTGCATAATCACAAAGGCTAGTACTATCTCGTTCTCCGCATACTTCACAGATGTTATTCATAAGGTTAAACCTTCCTTTTCGTCTTAGTTTCCAATCTATCGACCTTACCGCCAAGGGTAATAACTAACGTTTCTCCGTAATCTGGTAGGTCATGTTCAATCAACTGGCCATCTTTTACAACGTACATTTTTTTATTGTTCATCAAATCTATTTCAGCGATATATTTTCTATCTTCATTCACCAGAAAATACCTCCTCATGTTATAATTTCAAATAGGATTGCTGGGAAGATGTTCCTGGTTAAAAATAATAAAAGGTAGTGTATAATGAGGTTACCTTTTATAAAATTATTTTTTCCACGAGACGCTCCTGGCAGAGCGTCTTTTTTATTTATTTCTTACATTTAACTCCTTAGTTTTGATATTCCAGAAATTAATCCATGCGCGATCTAATTTAATAGCATTAGCTACCTTAGTACGTTGTTTAACTGCTTTCCCTAACCGTTTCTTTTGCTTTAATTTGTTCGTCATGAATTCATCCCTTTCAATCGTTTGTTTTCCTTTTTCAGCTTAGATATTTCACCTTTCAAGTACGATATTTCTTCATTTGAATGTCCTAATGGCTTTTTCACCGATATATTTAATGACTGGAACAATCGCTTTAACTTTGGAACACTAACTGTTTGTTGATGATCAAATACTTTTTGCAACTCAGCTTGTGCTTCCTTGTACTTCACCTTTCATCCCCCTAACCAATTCAAAGAACTTGTCCTCATCCCTGGTATCAAGCGCCTTGTTAATATGATAATCGAACAGCTGCTTTTCTAAATCCTCAATTAGCTTGTTAACTAATTCCTGCTCTTCACTAGGCAAAATTACTTCCGCATCACTAGGAAGCTCATATCGAGACATATATTTTGTAATAGGAATGCAAGCCTCACTACCTTCAACAACTTCGCCAGTAATGACTCTTATAGCCTCAACATGAATGTGTCGCGGTCTTTTGCAATAGCTCATGAATTTGCAGATAACGTGTAAACCGACTACTTTAACTTCTAATAGTTCACCAGGCTTTAGAGTATGATCAATCATAGTTCATATCCTCCTCTTCAATTCTTTCGTATTCCTTTTTATCAACGGTTTTCATAACGGCATCCGGACGCATCATTTGTGCTACTTTTAATAACTCTTGAGCTTTATTCTCACTACAAGAAGCTGTCATCATAACTCTTTTTCCATCATAAAAAACGTAATGACTCATTGTTTTTCCTCCCCCTTAACTAGCCATTCTTTCAATAACAGGTAAAATATTTTCGTCTTTAAGCGTTTCATAGATGAACGTTCTGCCTTTTTGCGTCCAGTAAGTATGGACCTTACTCTTCTCTGAATCCACAACATGAGTTTTTGTATGTGTATAGCCTTTATCAGCATATTTTTGATACAAGAGCCAGCAGTCACCTTGTTTATATTGAATGCCTAATTTATGAAGCAGCTTGTTGAACGAGATAGCACTCATTCCGTAATCTTTTGCTATCTGGCTAACTGATAGAAGAGACTTTGTTTGCAAAATCAAATCGTAATAAGTAGCTTTAGGCTGCAGCTCTTCAATCTTTTGATCCTTTTGTTGATTTTGAACTAGAAGATACTGTTTCTCCTTCTGCTCTTCAATCCACTTTCGAGCTCGCTGGATAGGATCATCAATCATGTAAGAAGGATCCTGTATATGCTTGAATTGCTTTTCTACTTGGATGAAATATTTACGAACTGTTCTACCCATTTCATTGTTTTGAACCATTGAAATTTCTTTTGCTGTATCAAGTGTTAATAAAAATTCTTGAGAAGGACGACCTTTTGTTTTACTCAAAAATGAGTAAAAGTCTTCACTTTCAATAAAACCGTAATTTTCAATGTAACGATTGATCCAATCGTTGAATCTAGTACTAACCATTAAATTTTCATGTAGCTCTCTAGCATCGACTACTCTTTCACCTGTTGACGTTTCATAAATCGGTAACATTTGATCAGCAACTACTCTTAAGTTTTCCATGATTGATGCCTCCTTTAGATAAAATCGAAGATTGATGTTTGACCCTCTTGCTCCATTTGCCTAAAATGGTTCTTTTCTTTCTTTTGAGGTTTTTCTGCTTTAGATTTATTTTCAATGAGAGTCAGCTTCGGCTTATCATATTTTTTAATTTCCTTCTCAGCACGTTTATCCAACTCAGTTACCTTTTCCTTAACCTCATTCAAATCAGCTTGCTTAGGTCTCTTCGTACGCGTTACAACGTCTGTCAAAGTGAAAGTGCGAAAATGTGATATCGGGAAGCAACCTCTAAATTTATCATCTTCATAAAGATAGTAATGAGTGCCCTTATTTTGCTTTGTAGGCTTAGCTGTGAAGCACTCACCGAGTTTTAGAGTTGAATGACCATGTATCACTTTAATTAACTCAACTGTAAGATACTCAGTATCTACAGGCTGCTTTACTCCCTCTTCTTGAGGTTTGACCTCAGCATGATTAAAACGGCACATTTTATGACCATCTGCATCCGGCTTGTCCATTTCAACCTGTATCGGATAGTACGATTCATTGCTAATGTGAATGATTTTTCCTGGTCCGGTCATGAATTGACTGAACACATCTACTGACATTCCAACTTCTAACACGAATAAGTCACCTTCCTATACGCGTCTATATAAATCCTCAAGTTCAGTTAAAGTAAGTTCGTAAAGCTGCCGTTCGTTCGAATCTTTATAGACATTTTTTTGAATAAGAGCGTTGATTAAACTCTTTCTTTTTTCCTCTACACGCTTTCTAAGCTCCATTTAGTACCTCCCATCTGTTATCCAGCTTGTTTATGTAAGATTTCTTGTTGTTGTTCAAAAGCTGTGATACGTTGTTCAAATAAATTCATCGAAATATTGAAATAATTAATGTCATCCGTACCCTCTTGGATGCAGTGTGAGCAAAGTTGAACCTCCATCATGCTGACCGATAATAGGTCAACCCTTGTTCTCCCATTACATAATTCACACACTGTGAATCCCCCTTTATCTATATAAAAGCGACTGCAAATCTTCATTTTCTTGCTGAGCTAAATAGCTTCGTATCTTTTCATCCGGCATGTAGATAGGAAAAGCCATTTTTTCAATACGGCTACTTACACGACCTTCTTTGTATTTGATGTCCAGATCATCAATTGAAAGGTTGGATGTAAACAAAGTCACTTTTTTATTGCTTAAGCGATAATCCATAATTCCGGAAAACTTTTCTTCTACGAAACTTGTTACTTTCTCAACCCCGATATCATCCAGCGCCAAAACATCTACATTTTTAATGGTTTCGATTAAGTCAGATGTCTTAACTTTGCTGTCATCACTAAAAGTCTTTTTAATATCATCAAGCAAATCAATTGTTGGAGAGAATAAGATACTTAATGGTTCGCCTGGTTTGTCATAGACTGCCGTTAAAGCATTGACAATACTAGCCATTAGCCTTGTTTTACCTGAACCTTTTGTTTCACTGTATAGATACAATCCTTTTCCTTGTTCTTGCATTTGGTTAAAGTTTTGGACAAAATTAGCTGATGCTCGCTTAGCAATGGCTGCACGTTCTTTTCCCTGTTGCTTTTTGTATAAGTTAATGTCAAAAGATGAAATAGTAGCTTGTACAAATTCTTCCGGAATACGAGCTTTTAACAGCTTCTTCTTAACAGCTTTATCTGATCGGCAAGGACAAGGATTCATGAATTCTCTACTTTCTTTCCAATCCTTTACTAAATACTGGCCTGTCCCATCACATTTTTGATAAGGGCATTCCTCAGAAATCGACGTAAGTATCTCGTATCTCCCCTGTAACAAGTCCTTTTTCTTGTGCGATTCTCTCAAGTCGCTGAGTCTCTTCTGAAATTCCGGACGCTCCTTGGCTAGTGTTTGCAATGACTTCTTTAGGCTTATCACTTTTCTCCCTCCTTGATTGGTTTTGTAAATTCCTTGCATCCTCTAAGGTGCGAACACCCTTATTGTGCCAATCGACTAATATAGGTTGGACATACCCCCAGAATGCTTTCTTTTTTCTAATAGCTAGTTTCATAGCTGCTATCACAACGTCTTCATTTCCATTAAAGTCATCTACCCAGTTGCCAATATCCTGTGCCATTTTTGGTGATAAAGATCCACCAAAAGTTGTTTCAAAAAAAGTAAAAACGTTGTTCTTTTCCACAGTAGGTTGCTGTGGTCTTTCATAAAGCTCATTTTTAGACTTTTGGTAGCTTGCTAGGTTTTGGTATTCATCGTAATTTAAAACTGTAATAAGGATGCCCTTGTTTTTCGGTAAGGTTTCTTTTAAGATATAGAAATCTTTTTCTAATCTTTTAATTGATTCTTTAATAACATCCCTGTTGACCTTAAGTTCTTGGGCTAGTTGTGTGATAGTTATTTTTAGTTGCCCACGTTGTAAATAACTATCTGAAGCAAAGTTTGCTTCTTCTAAGAAAACGCTATATAAAGCTTTGTCAAATCTATTTTTAAAAGCTAGCCGGGGCTGGATGACAAACCCCGTTGTTACTTGACTCATGCCCCTTACTCACTCCTTCAGAGGTTACTTCTTGATGATCTTTCTAGGCGATATAAACAACTTTTCCGGTCATTTTCATGATTTCTTCTTTAAACAAGTTTTCATCACTGTTGCTGTCGCTAAGATGTAGCAACCATATCTCCTGAACTTTGCTTAAATCATTGGCTTTGAAGAATTCTTTGACATTTTCTAAACTAAAATGAGATTGCAATAATCGTTTTTCCATCACTTTAGGAACAGATCCATTTTCAATGTTCTCTTTCAGTATTTTTTCTGAGTAGTTGCACTCCACGAGGATGTGGGTTAGTCCTGGAAACTTATACTTGATGTAGTAAGTGTCTGTTGCGAATAAAAGCTTCTCTCCCTCTTTATTCATAATCAGAAATCCATATGGTTGGGCGACATCATGTTGCACATCGAAAGCCATAATTTGAAACGTCCCAATTTTAAAGGGCTTTCCAGCCTCTACAAGATTGATACGATGATGTGTAACATTTATAGCTCCAGCTGTGCCCGGTGACATATAACAATCAATCCCTGCCTTTAATACGTCCTTAATGGATTTCACATGATCACCATGTTCATGACTAATAAGGCAACCTGAAATTTGTGTCATTTGAAAGTTCAATGCTTTTTGAATATCTCTATAGTTAATACCGCATTCGAGCAAAAGGGATGTGCTACCGTCTGTTATGCGGTAGCAGTTCCCTTTACTACTTGAAGCGATTGCTGTTACTTCAATCAAAACCCTGGACCTTCCTCAGCAAACGCTGACTTCTTTTCCTCCTCTTGTGAAGGAGCTACAGGTTGATCATCATTTACTTCTTGGTATTCCATATCAATAACTTCAGTATTTGCCTTTTCTTTTACCTCTCGCTTCACTGTCTCCTCAGGAGAAGATGTTACTGGGTTTGTGACTTGCTGTTCCTCCTCGGTATACATGTTCCCTAAGTTGCCAGGAAAGGCTTCTCGCATTGCATTTACGATTGCAGTTTTGCGAATCATATTTAAAGGCATACTCTTCCACGTTGCTTGGCTTTTACTAAACTCTTCATAGCTAATACGAACGGAAATTGGAGATTTTCTATCAGAGCGAAACACTTTTGCCCAACCACCAATTAATGTATCTTTAGGAAGCTTAATTGCCCCTTCAATATCTATCATTTGACCGTCTCGTTCTACGATAATGCCAGCCTCTAAACCTTCAAAGTTTTCATTTGTCTCAGCTCGTTTCATAAACGCTTCTTTTGATGTAATGATTTGTGCTGGTGCTCCTTTAAATTTCACTAGATAAGCTTCATTTAAAAACGGGTTTAACTTTTGATATTTACAAAGATTAATGAACATCACAATTTCTTGCTCACTTACCGTATCGTTACCGCGTACGAGATAATTTTTTACTGTAGAGCCAGACAATTTGACTGGCTCCCCATTCACTTCAAATTCCACACTTTTTGCCATTAGATCGTTACTCATTAGATTGCCTCCCTCATTAATTCTTTTTCTGTTTCAACACGTAGTGCTTTATCCTTTTCAGAAACAACTAGACTAATAATTTGTGCATCAATATCGATTAATTTAGTAACCGCCTCGCTGTTATCAACGAAGATTGGAGCAGATACATTGAAGTGTTCAGCAAGAGTTGCAATAATATCTAGCCCGACATTAATACGTGCTGCATTATTTAGTCCTCTTGAATAAGGAACACCTTCATACAATGTTTCGCATGTTTCCATAAGTCCACCATTGATTTGTTGTTCAAATAACTTGAAACGAGCGTATTTGAATTTACTATTAATCTTTTCTTCTAGCAGATTCACTTTCGAACGAATAAATTCTTCAGTGAGATACAGCTCGTTTTCCAGTTTCTCAAACTCACTAGCAAGCCTTTTCTCCTCTGCCTCTAGGATGGAAATACGTTCTTGAGACTTACGAACTTGATCAAACTTAGCTTTGTTATGCTCGTGTTGCTGAATCTCTTGTCTCATACCTGTAATAGCTTGTCTTACTTTTTGGACAGCTTCTTCAGTCGAGTTTTTTAAGTTTTGAATAGAAGCGTTGATTTCGGCAATTTGAACTTGTTTTGCTTGATAATCAGGCGTGTCTTCGAAACGAGTTGTTTTTCCCTTTGTTTCCTCCATTTCTTGAACCAATTGTTCAACTAGTGATTCAGCTTGTTTTTTCTCAGCTTCTAATGCAATTAACTGATTTTTCAAAGCAGATACTTGATATTTCATTTGATCAATATTGTTGGCTTTATCCTTGCCTTGAGCAGTGATTTTTTCGAGTTTTTCACTCTTCTGTAAATTGAAGTGTTCAATAGCTTGTTGAACTTTCTCTTCAGGTAAATCTTGGCCGCATGTTACGCAAGATGTTTGGTGCTCATCAAACGCTTCAGCATTTACCTTGTTCCATTTATCGCGTAAGTCTTGAATCTCTTTTTGCTCTGCTTCGATTTTGTTTGAATAAATATTTAAATCGTGTTCTTTTTGCTTAATATCCATTTTGAATTGATGAATATTATTCTTTTGAACAGAAATTTTATCTCTTAGCTTGTTTAATTCACCGTAACTAGCTTCTGCATATTCGTTTTTCAACTCGATTAATTGAGTCTCGATTGTTCGTAGCTGTTGTTGCTTTTCGATAACTTCTGCACCATTTTGAATACGGTTCAGCTCTTCTTCTTTCTGAGAAATTGCATGTTGTAAAAATGAAATTTCATCATGAAGTTCTTGCTCGTTTAATTGAGAAGTATCTGCTATAGAACGTCTAACTTCATCAATTCGAACTGGAATACGATCTAGCTCTCTATTAATCTCAGCTCGCTTCGAAGCAATCACTTTACGATGATCTTCGATACTACGACCATTTAAAATCTCTTCGAGAGGTGATAGAGCTTTATTGCTACGAATGACATCTTCATTTGTAATATCGCCTGAGATAGCTAATAAAAGCTCACGACGTTCTTTCCAAGATAGTTGTTCGTTAAAATAAAGAGGGCTTGTTAACAACTTGAAGATATTCTCATCAATCAATTGAGAAACAGCCTCTGTATATTCTTTTTTCTTGCTTGGAACTTCATTGACATAGTAATCAGTAGTATGACCCGTAAAATTAGCTGTGGCCTCACCACGTTTCTTTGTCCACTTTTCCTTGAAAACTTTACGCAAGGTCAACGGCTTGCTGTCTACAACAAATGTTGCTTCAACTTCATGTTCTAAGTGATGAAGTTCTTGACCGGCCTCGCTTACTGTTTTTAATTGAAAATCCTTTTTATTTTGACTGTCCTTATCGAATAACAACCAAATGAATCCATCAAATAACGTTGTTTTACCCGTGGCATTGTCGCCAAATACTTTAACGTTCTTACCTTGAGAATCTAAAACAAACTCACTAACCCCTTTAAAATTACGTAACGAAAGTTTCACCAACTCAATTTGTTTCATGATTTTCCTCCTAGAATTGATTTTTTTAGGTTCATGCGCTAAAATAATGGCAACATATACATTTGCATGAAACCATAGTCCGTAGTTACAGCTACGGGCTTTTTACTTTCTGATGCTATTCGCATCGTCATGACCAAGAAAATGAGTTGTGCCTTCACGGTTGAGGACCGATAATAAAGGATTTTCCTGGTCATGACGACAAGAACAATACTTGTCGTCCATATACGTGATATGGTATAATTTAGCTACACACATTTTGTTGTTTGAAAAGCAGTGAGCTATCCCAATTAGCTGACTGTTTTTTTATTTGTCCACATGTTTTGCCGAATTTTACGTTCAGTATCCAGTAACAGAACCTGATTCCCTTTTAATGCTTTACACCACTTACTGACCTCGCCAGCTTTCATCATTGGCAACTTATACATAGCTTGTCTCCTCCTTTTGTTTGAGGTAACGCGGTACTATATCTACATCCAATCCCTTGCTTTTCATATCAGCTACAATTTGTTCTACTCGACTTAATGACTGATTTTGAAGTCTCCTAGCTGTAAGTACCGTTTCAAATGCTTCTTCTTGTAATTCCTGCATATCTGCGTTTAAATCGATTGATTCAATGACTGCCCATCCAGCCTGTTCTAAAGCTTGTACACTCACTTAACTAACCCCCTTGATTTCAAGGTCATTTCTAATTGCTGATCAATTTCTTTTAAAGAAAAGCCATATCTTTCGCATACAACACCAAGTAAATTAAATTCAGCAGCAAGCTTTTCCGAATACTCTTTTACAAAATGCCTAACCTCTTCTCGCTCGACCTCATTAGCATGATCAGCTGGTATGTGCCAGAAATCTTTGTTCCAATACTCCATTGCTTCGCGACGCTCTTTCTCAACAAGCATTCGCATAGAAGCAATATCCCTGTGTATTCGATCTCCGTTCATATAAGGAGTTAACGAAACGCCTGTAGTATCTTTCATCGTACCAATGTAAAACTTGAAGCTATCCACGGCTCTTGCAAATAGTGGCTTAGCCTCTTGAGTAACTGGACGATCTCCAGTAATCATTTTTGAAATAGTTGATTGAACATACCCTACTTCCTTTGCAAATTCTGCTTGAGTTTTCCCTTGCTCTTTCAAGATTTCTCCTAAATTTGCTTTACTTTTCATAACTACCTCTCCCTGTCATATTCAATTGTAAGTTTCTGATATTACAGCCATATTTCGTCCCTGTTTTTATGACGAGCTTGCATGTTACCCTAAAATAGAAGGTAATAGATTTATTAAAAAACTAGACGGCTTGAACTTTTTCTTTTTCTAATTCAGCTCTCTCTTTTTCACGAGCAGCTATAATGCGCGGTACAGACGTTCTCATAAAAAACTCAAGCATATTTTGAACTGCTTCTTTGGACGGCTGATTCATTTTTGGTTTATTCACTTTTGTTCCTCCTTTGATTAGTTGTTCCATAATCGCTCCCACGTTGAGCGAGATACTGCATGAATAAGTGATTTACGAATACCACCTCTACGTTTTATTGATTCGATAGAATTTCGAAATAGATAAAAGCCTAAACCTAAAACAAAAATATTGAATGTTGTAATTGCGAACCAAAATTTAAGAAACAGGGATAAATCCATACATAATCACTTCCTACAATGTATTAGTCAGTTCTCGAAACGAGAACTTTTTCTTCAAAAAAAAGCGAGTTGATGTCAACTTCCAAAACAGATGCAACAAGTGGAAGTTTGTCGCTGCTTATTTTTTTCTTCCCGGATTCAATTTCACTGATGATGCCTGCATGCTTATAACCAATTTTTCGTGCAAATACTTCTTGGGTTATACCTTTTTTTAAACGCAATTGCTTAATTCTTGAACCTAATAGATCTTTCATCTTATCACCACCAATTTCTCGTTTTGTGAACTTGATAATCTGATTATATATTCTCAAAAAGAGAATGTAAAGTATTTATTTCTCTTTTTGAGAACTTTTTTTCTCGTATAGAGAAATAGTGGTACTATAGTACTTAGAAATTGTGGAATTAGGAGCGATATTATGGATTTTGGAGACAGACTAAAGTTGTGTCGAGAAAAGAAAGGTTTTACACAAAAGTTTATCGCTGAAAAAGTTGGAATTAAAAATAATACATTATCCAGTTATGAAGCTAATAAGCGACAACCAGATTATGACATCTTAAAAGCTTTAGCTGATTTATATGAAGTTTCAATAGATTATTTATTAACGGGGGATGAATACCACGTATCCAGTGATGAGATGTGGAAAGAACTCCTAGATCCTAAAACAGAACTTTTTTTCAAGGACTTAAAAAGTGCTCCTGAAGAAAAGATTCAAGAGCTAATTCGTTTTTGGGAATTTATTAACGAAAGAGATAAATAGTTCCCCTCTTCTTCTAGTTATAATGTTGTTATTGTTGTTAATGATGTTATAAATAAAAGTTGGGGGTACCTTGGGGAAAGGTTGGGGAAACCTTGTGTATACCTTGGGGGAAACTTGAAAACTATACCCTTTGATCCTTAGAGCCGCAAGGAGTTCAGAAATCACCCTGTTGGGGATACTTCGGGGAAGGGTTGGGGAAACCCTGTGGTTACCTTGGGGGTATTTTAGACACTTTATATCACTATAAATTCACGTGACACGATTTTATACGTGTCTTTTATTTCACCTGTTAGTGGGAAATATTCCTTTATCTTTTAATTACAGGGATATACACAGGCATATTTTAACATGCTATTGGTTTTGGAGGAGTACTAATGACTTATCACACATCTTTATTAGAGGACTGGATTGAACAACTTTATCAGCAAATCGGAATATATCATCCTGAACAACTTGATTATCACATCATTGCAAAGAAACTAAACATAAAGTTAAAGTTCACAGATATGTCTAGCCGTCTTTTTAAAGGTACTATCATCATTGATAGTAGGCTCACTCCAGAAGAGCAATTTGAAGATTTTGCTCATGAAGCATGTCATACTCTTAGACACGCAGGCAATCATATGATTATTAACGATCTTTTTCTGGATCTTCAAGAATTCCAAGCGAAACATTTTGTGTTTCACTTCTGTGTACCTACTTTTATGCTAAGAAATTTAAATTTTTATAAATCTCGTAAAGAAACAATCTACTTAGTTGCTAATACTTTTGGAGTCACTACCCAATTAGCAGAGAAGCGACTTGAGTTGTATGAAAATAAGATAAATTATCAAAAGTTATTAGATATTAATAAAGTCAGAGCTTAATGGTTTTGGTGTTAAAGGCTTTCGGCCTCTATACATAAATATTTTATAAAAGGGAGTAAGACGTATGAAGAAATTTTTTAAAATTGGCTGTCTTGGTTTCATCGTACTTGTGGCTATTATTATTGTTATTGCAGTAGCTTCAGGTGGCAACGATGATAGCAGTAAAACTACAAGTTCTGGTGGAGACAGCAAACAAGAAGCGAAAAAGAGCAGTTATACTATGGGTCAAGAAGTTAAGGTTGGAAAGATGAATTATACAGTAAACGATAAATCAACTGCTGATCAAGTTGGTCCATCATCTTTACCTGAGAAAGCTAGTCAGAAATTCCTTGTAATTGATGTAAAAGTTAAAAACAACGGTAACGAAGCAGTAATGGTTGACTCTAGCTTCTTCAAACTAAAACGCGGTGGAAAGACATATGAAGCAGACGCTGCGGCGAGTCTTTCTGCAAACCAAGGTGAAGATGGAAATATTACAAACAGCTTTATGGCACAAGACTTAAATCCAGACTCTGAAATGAGTGGTAAGGTAGTATTTGATGTTACTCCAGAAATTGCTGACGCTACAGACTTACAACTCCAAGTACAAACTGGGGCATTTGGTACAGAAACAGAATTAATTAACCTGAAATAATATATTTCTATGGGAAAGTCCTTTTTAACAGGGCTTTTCTTTTAACAACGTATACGAACATACATTCTTTTTTAAGGAGAAAAATGATGAATAACTTCGAAAACTTTACTTTGATTGATGTCCCTGTAATAAAATCTCTGGATAGATATGACCTTTTAAACGTGGATAATATCACTGGTTATGAGCCAATGTTTTTTAAAAAGACACCTAAAAATAAAAATGAGTTTGTTGTACTTCCAGTAGATATGTTTGATGCATTCTTAAATTTATCCCTAGATCCTTTTGTCGATAGACTAATGATTCAGCTTGCAACCATGTTTATGGATGGAGATGAATTATTAATTATTACTAAAGATGGCGTGGCTACTGCAGGAGTGGGATTTTTGAAAGACAATGTCTCTCTGTTACTTAAAGAAAAAACCGGGAGAATTGGAAAAGTACTTAGCTTTTCAGATATAAAATTTCTAGCTAAAGTTTCCACTTACCTTACCGGTTTCAGCGAATCACAAAAGGAGGCTTGATTTTTTATGCGTACAGCATTATATATTCGTGTATCTACAGAAGAACAAGCAAAAGAAGGTTATTCTATTCGTGCTCAAACAGAGCGTCTAAAAGCGTATTGTCTCTCTCAAGGATGGGAGATAGTTGACTTCTATATCGATGATGGACAAAGCGCTAAAGATATGGAACGTACAAATCTAAAACGTATGATTCAGCATATTGAACAAGGATTAATTGAATGTGTCTTAGTTTATAAGCTAGATCGGTTAACTCGTTCTGTTTTAGATTTGTACAAGCTGCTTGAGATTTTTGATGCTCATGGTTGTAAATTCAAATCAGCTACTGAGGTCTATGATACCACTACAGCTATGGGGCGCATGTTCATTACAATTGTGGCTGCTCTTGCTCAATGGGAACGTGAAAACCTAAGTGAACGTGTAAGAATGGGAATGGAACAAAAAGCCCGTGAAGGCCAATGGGTTATTAATATGGCCCCTTTTGGATATGAATTAGATAAAAAGAATAAAAGTTTGATAATCAATGACAAAGAGGCTGCTATCGTCACTCGAATCTTTAATATGTACTTATCAGGCAAGGGAATGAAAAAGATTGCTACAGAATTGAATGCTGTAAACATTCCTACTAAAACCGGAAACACTTGGTCTGATAATAAAATTGGTTACATCTTAAAGAACCCTACCTATATTGGTACTATCCGTTACAATTATCGTGTACACAATGATCAGTATTTTGAGGTAGAAAATGCAGTACCAGCAATCATTGATCGTGTTACGTTTGAAAAAGTACAAAGCGTAGCTACAGCAAGGAAAAAAGTTCATCCTAAAGCAGCTACAAGTGAATTTATATTTTCAGGTACCATAAAGTGTGCCAAATGCGGAGCCCCCTTCTCCGGCAAGTATGGGTACTCCAAACGTGGCGAAAAAATTCATCGCCCTCGCTCCTATTATTGTTCAAAGCAAATTTTAGGGTTATGTACACAGCGTAATATATCAGAACGCTTTATCGAGCATCATTTTCTTAAATATTTACAAGATATCGAGATTGATCAGGACCAAATTAAAAATGTGGAACCTACCAATGAACAAAAAGACATTCAAGAACAAATCATGCTTTTAGAAAAAGACTTGCGTGCAATTGAGCAACGTCGAAAAAAGTGGCAATACGCCTGGGTTAATAATATGATTGATGATGATGATTTTGCAGCACGTATGGAAGAGGAAAATCAAACAGAAGTAAAAACTCAAGAAGAATTAAATAATATTCAACCTGTAACTAATGCAATGGATCCTGTTGAATTTAAAACAATTTTAAAAGATATTCGTACAAACTGGAATTCTCTAACGGCCATTGAGAAAAAGATGATGTTGCAAATGTTAGTCAAAAAAATCGTGGTCGATAAGATTAGTCCAAAACCAAAAGTTGATAGTGTAGAAATCATCGAAATCGAATTTAACTAG